AGATATTTAATACAGAACCATTCCATACAAACTTATCTCCTAATGAAAAATTACCTTCAAAATCTACATAAAAACCAGTATCACCTTGACCATAATTTCCGGCACCTATATAAATTTGTTTATTTGAACCATCTAATGTTATACCTTCATTACCAACTTTAAATGTATTTTGAAAATATCCATCTACACCGGCTATTATAGGTGAAGCAATTGTTTTAGCATTTATAAATGAACCACCTGTTTTTGTACCATCTATAAGTGAATCGAGTTCATCATCGTTTGTAAATCCGCTATCATTATTAAATCCACCTAAATCAATTGAATTTTGATTTGTAAATGTAATTGAACCACCATCAAGATTCAAATTAGTTCCATTCCAAGTAAGAGCTCCACTAGTTCCTCCAAGATAGAAATTACCATTATCATCCATATAGGTTTGATATGTTCCACTTTCAACAAATCCCATTTTATCTGAACCTAAATGTAGACCATCGGATGTTCCTGCAGCAGTAGTAGGAGTGAAAGTAGTTGGATTTACAAGTGATGATGTTTGGTCATTTCTAACAAGAGAACCCGTATCAGATGGGAAAACAAAATCTTCATTGTTGGTAACTGTTATATTACCACGAATATTTAAAGTATCACCATCCCAAGTTAATTCATTGTTTGTTAATCCACTTTCTAATGAAAGAGAACCAGTACCAGTATTTCCATTAATACCTAAGAAAATACCATTACCAACATTATATCCTTGAGTACCAGTTGTTGCTCCTTGGTCAATCGAAATATAAGGATAGTTAGTTCCACCAGCTATTGTAATATTTGCTGCTGATGCTGAACCACTATTGTTTGTTCCAACATTTATATTGTTTTGTACATAAGATTCTGCAAATACAGCCAAACCTGCTGCTACAAAGTTCGAACCAGTTCCTAAAGATGACCAATAATCAGCTGATGATGATGGATGTTGTAATCCAGCGGCAGTACTTGGTCCACTTTCTGATACTGCAAGATAAAATACATTGTTATAAATTACTGCATCTCTTCTTGCTAACGAACCAGTAGTTACTGTATAATCTCTCGTATTATCGTATATACCTGTAAATAAAAGACCAGGTCCATTTGAACCCTCAAGACCAGGTTGTCCTTGTTCACCTTCTCTAACAAGATTAAAGTTAGCGGTTCTACCGAAATCATAAGATTCACCGATTGAATCAGTATATTGTACATTTATTTCTAATGATGATGATTCATTACCCATTGTACCAGGTACACCACCATATTCATTTGTTGTTGGATTTACTTCGTTTGGTGTAATACCCGAACCAGTCACACCAGTAATTTTGTAAGTATTATTTCCTCCACCATTATCAAATACTACCTCATCACCACCAACATAAAGTTTTGTTGAACCACTTGTATATTGATAAGATGCAGATGGAATAACTCCACTATAAAAAGCAGGTAATACACCTCTTTCATTTGTTAGGTATAAAACAACTCCTTCTAAGAATGATATAGGTGTTACACTCGTTACATTATCTATTTGTACACCAAAAGAATCAGATGCCGTAAATTGATAGTTTACAGAACCAGTTGATAAATCTAAAGTAGAACCACTTAAGAAGTAAGTTGCAACACCAGTTGTTGAATTATCAGATATAAGAGTTAGGGGAGGAGCACTACCAGAAAGAGATGATGAATTTGCTGTAATTGTTTCTGCATTAGATGCTAAATTCTTTCTCTTTACTGTAATTGTTGAGTTTTGTTCACTTGGATTTAAACTACCATCTGATAATCTATATGTAAATACACTTCTATCGTTATTAACAATTAAGTCTGCGATAGGTTGTCCATCTTCTAATCTAAATATGGTTTCAAACTCATTTCGATTATCACATGAAGCAGTATAAATTATTGAACCAACTTGATAATTCGTATCACTACCACTAAAGTTTGCAATAGTTACAATACCTCCATTATCACCAACAGAAGTCATACCACCAGGATATGTTCCACTATAAGAAGATGGGTCTATATATTGACCTGATGTATCAAACGCAGCTGATGCGTATGTTATTGCACCTTCTAAGTTTTGTTTAGTTGCCACCAATCTAATTTGTTGAAATGGTGGATTTGCAATTGAACCACTATAAAATCTAAACGCAGTTCTATCAGTTTCAAAACTTAACAGTTTTAAAGTACCTGTGGTTTGTTTATTTCCACCAGTAAATCTTACAGTTTCTTCGAGTGTTACTGGAATGTAATTATTATTAACATCATACATTTCAAACTTATAATCAAACGTTTCATCTTGTAAGTTTCTATCTTCTTCTTGTACTGTCTTAAATACCTTTGGTGAGAATCCCCTAGCTTTAGCTGGTTGTAAATCTAATTTAGATAATTGCCAACCATCTCCCCTAGCTTCAATACCCAACCTCGCATTAGAACTTTCATATGTTGATGTTATTATGTTTGATATATCAGTTCTAGATGAATATGTTTTATCTGCTTGGATTTCTGTAAGATATTCTTTAAAATCAACAGAACCAGATGAACCTGTAATATATAGTTTTAAAGTTTTCGGTACATCTATTGGTGGTGCTACAAGTGATTGAGAAGTTATTGCAGAAGAAGTTTCAAAAGTACCAGTACTTCCATATGCAGAAGATGCCGTAAATATTGCATCAATCCTTCTAACAATTACCTCATTTGGTGTTGAATCTGAAATGTTAAGTACATATGGTATATTTAATGGTGAATTTAAAATACTATCGGTTACACCTGGTTGTGTTTTATCTCCAATATAATTTCCTGCAGGAATTGTTGCTGGGAAAAATGGATAATCAATTACATCATCATAAAATATACTTGATGTTGTTGGTGGTACTTGTTGAGTAAAGTAAGAAGCGGATGTAATGGATGTTGCTTCAGAACCAGAAAGTGCTAATGTATCTTTAGCATTTCCAATAGGACTACCATCTATTTCAGAAACTAAACCAATTTCTTCCAAATCAGCAGTTAATACTTGTCTTGTTCTATTTGTTCTATAATCTAAGTAAATGTAATTATATCCACTACCACTTGTTTCAAAATCAAGTATTACTTGAGAACCACTCTCTAACATATTCAATGGTAAAGTTTGGAAATCATTAGTATCTATTGAATCTATGTTATAATTAAGTGAACCACTTATTGCATCTACTGCTGATTGTGATGTAGCAGAATGGTTATAGAACATCATACCATCAGTATTGAAGTTTCTAAATGCCATTGAGTTTCTCCAAATCGTATTACCCGATAGGTAACCAGATTCAGATACAAAAGATTCTATATGATACTCAACTGAACCAGTACCGGTTGGTAATGATAAAGAACCACTATCTGTAAGTAAAGATACAATTACAGAACCACTTAAGTGGTCGTGTTGTTTAGTTGTAAGATTAACATATTGGTTTATTACACTATTAGATTCTACTGTGGATATACCACTATGTATAGAACCACTTGGTACAAATCCTTGTTGTACTAATACATTATCATATACAAAAGAATCTGAGTTTACATCAGAAGAAGATGATACAGATGATGCATTATAAACTTGTCCACTTGAACTATCAAAGGTATAAACATCAGTTACCTGCCCCCCATCATTTCTAAAAATATAAGGGATTTCTAATGGTGATTCAAATTGTAGAGAACCAGATTCGGAATCAAATACTGGTGTTAAGAAATCTCTATTACTTACAGTTGCTTTTATAAGTGGATATCCTGCTTCGGTATATAAGTTATCTCCTCCTTGTGTTGGTACTCTTGGTACAACAAAACTTGAGGTAGATGTATTTTGAACAGAAGAACCTGATAGTTGAAATAAATCATATATGTTGTATCTCGTAGATGATGGTTCCATATCACCAACTTCAATCCTACCAATGAATACCATTACAGAATTGTTAAAATCTGCCTCTACAAGATATGCATATTGAGTATCTCCATCTATTGTGAGAACAAGTTGTCCATTTTGTATGTTTAATGTACCACTAAAATCTGCTTCAGTTCCATCTGTAAAATCGATTTCACCTGTGTTAAAGTTTATAGATGTAATATCATATGATTCTCCATATAATAAATCACCATTTAATCTATCTAATCTTTGTACATCTATTAAATCTGCGTTTAATGGTTCTATATTTCTATTAGTTCTATAATCAATATGAACATAATTGTATCCACTTTGTTCGTAAGGTATTATAACTTGAGAACCAGTTCCACTCGAATGCCAAGCTTGAGGTGTTTCATAATCACCAGTATCTATTGCTTCCAATTCATATTCAGTTGAACTTCTAAACGATGATAACTCATCTAAGTAAGTTGAACTATTATAATAATAAAATTTAGCATCGCCACCTATATTTTCAAATGAAAGTAGCGAAAGTTCTTCTGAACCAGATGTATAAACTTCTGAGTAGATACTAACATCTTTTGGGTCACCACTCATTGGTATAGTATATGAACCACTATCTAACCAAACGTTAAAAATTAATTCAACACCACCAAATGAACCACTTACCGATACAACATTTGCATTACTGTTTGCATCTGTTTGAACTCTCGATGTTGTACCCCAATCACCACTTGTTGTATCAAACGTAAGCGATGTTGATAGATTAGCATCATAAGTATAATCCGAACTTACAGATGTAATAGATGAACCTGTTGTATTTTGTGGTGTATCAAAGAATGATAATCGTGTATCATCGTAAATATAATTACGAGTTAAATCAACAGATGCAGATTGTATTAAGATTGAATTAAAACCAGTTGCCGTTTGAAAGGATACTGGATATACCTGCATTACATTGGGGTCATATAAGTAATAAGTGGTTGTTGATACAGATTGTGATACAACTGTTACTTCACCTGGTATTGTATCGGTTGTAGAACCACTTACTAATGTTTTTAATGATACTTGATAATCTACGTTAGAAAAAATATCAAACTCTGTGTTTGTAACTATATTTACAGGATCAGTTTGTTGAGAACTAGAGGGTACGTTTATTTTTATAGATTCATATAATAAATCATCATCGAATGATACAAAAGTATCTGAACCACTAATTTGTATTGATGAAGTTGTCCAACTTGTAGTGAAAGTTCCTGGAGTAAATCTTCCAGCTCCACCTGATTTTTCTCCAGCTGGAGATGAAGCATCAACTAATAAATCAGAAGTGATATCCGCTACCTTAACTTCTTCTAAGAATTTAAAATCAGAAATATCTGAACGAGATTTTCTATATATTTTAACTTTATCTAAATTACCAGCAAAGGTTTCTATGTTTTTAAATACCAATCGTTGATACGAGCCAGTTACTATGGTATCAGTAGTTGTTCTTCCATCAAAAAATTCAAATGTACTACTATATACAGATGGGGGAAATTCTGCTATTTTATTATTTACCACATAGGGTTTATCTACTAAAACTGTATTTTTGTTTAAAACTTCTTTTACAGTTGCAGAATATCCTAATGATGGAACTGAAATTATATTTTCATCTATTGAGCCAGTAAAGCCAGGTCCATCTGTGATTTCTAATCTATAAAGAGTTCCTGCTCTCCATGTTCGTATATCTGTACCAATTTGTGGTATATCTGCTCTACCTTGAACCGAACCACTTTGTGTTACATCTGGTATATCTTGTTGAACAATAGTTCCTTCGGTTTCTTCAATAGAAATTGTTGGTCTTTTGTAAAATATAACTGGAGTTGAATTTTCAATATTTTTATTTATATAAAAATCTTTTTCCCACTTAACATTATAAGTACCCTTCCAATCATCGGGTACTGGTCTTAATATTCCTTCTTCATCAATATATTCTTTTAACTCACCAAGGACTGTAATTTTAGCTGGTCCCACCGGCATGGTATCATATATATGAGCAGATAACACTACTGAGTTCCCCTCATAGTAATCAGGTACACCTCTACCAGGTTCTATATATAGAGTTCCACCATCAACATCAACAATTTCGATTTTAACAGCAGTAGATTCTTTTAGGTATTGAGAACCTTCCATTAAGAAAAGGTTTTTACCTGCCGTAAATGTTTCTTGAAACTTACTAACTCTAAAGTACTGTGAATTTGGGTCTTTATCTTTTATGAAAGTGTTATATCCACTAAGATTTTCAAATTCGTTACCAATTTTTACTATACACGCCATATGGGTTTCCTATTAATACTCCTATAAATATGTTTAAAAAAAACTTATAAAATATTTATATATAGAAAACCATAGAAAGTTATAGAATGAGAAAATATACTACAATACAGATAAAAAAAGAAACCCATGAACTCTTACAAGGGTATTGCAAGGAACATGGGTATAAATTAAGTGGATTGGTTGAAACTCTGATTAAACAGAAGGTAGGTACTCCTAAGCCTAAGAATGTTTTAAAAGTTAGAACCTAACGTTTGAGAATCCATTTACCTTTTTAATTTCAATAAGTCCATCTACTACATCTCTCATTGAATCGATGTGTGAGATTACCATTACGAAATCAAACTGAGTTTTAAGATATGTAAACAACATAAAGAGAGATTGTAGGTTCTCACTATCTAAAGTACCAAATCCTTCATCTATTACAAGGAAATTAGGTCTTGGAAGGTTACATACATTGATTAGAGCAACTCTAATAGCTAAACCACTAATAAACCTCTCCATACCACTACACATCTCTAAACTCCATCTCTGGTCTCCATATACAAGATATGCATTAATATTTCTACCATCAATCTCTAACTGCATTCCAAATTCTACTATTTGAGCAAGAATGTTATTTACCTCACCTTCAATCATTGGTAGAGATTTTTCAATCAACTCATATGATACACCATCTTTACCAAGTGCATTTAAGTAGAAATCAAATAACTTAGATTGTTGTTCTAAGTTTTTAACTTCAGCTATCCTATCTTCAATTGTTTCTTTTTGATTTTGAAGAGCAGACACCTTACCATTTAATTTAAGAACATCACTATTGATTCTCTTTAACTCATCCTTTACAGAAGATTGTTTATCCCGAACACCAGTAATTTGTTCTCGTATCTCTTTGTTCTTCTTAATTTGTTTTTCATTCTTATAATACTCATCAATTAATTGAGATTGTTGTGTAACTTGGGTATCTAATCGTAATTCTTCAGTTTCGGTTGTTGATAACTTGTTTATAAGTTGAGATATCTCTCTATCTAATTTATCCTCTTTATCTTTAGCATCCTTATATTTATCCCACTCATCTTCGTAATTACTTAAAGATTCAATTTTAATAGTTAAATCTAATTTTTCCTTTTCATTATGTTGTAAAGATTCTTCCAACTCTTTTATTTGAGAATTGACTGTATCTTTGGTTTCTAAAATAGATTTAGAATTTTCCATACAAACATCACACTCCTCATTATATTTGTGTGAATCTAAATGGTCTTTTCGCTCATATAGTGATTCTAATTTTATATTTACTTTATCAATCTCACTCTCTATCTTACCAATACTTGATTTAAGTTGTTTTAAGGTATTAATTCCTTCTTCTAAATCCTCTTCATCAAATTTATCGAGAATCTCATCTAAAGTGATTTGTTGTTCCTCTCTAAAGGTAATTCTATCTTGTAAAGAACCCTTTGTGGTTTCGAGGCCCTCTTTCTTCAATTCGAGGTTTTTCAATCTTTTTTCTAACTCTTCGATTGAAACCCCACTATCGGAATTTAACTTTACTATCTTTTCATTTAACTTAATGATTTGTCTATTCAGTATATCATCCTCTTCCTTCAAGGCTTTTTGAGACATCTCTAAAAGTTTGTACTCGTTCTTGTCGGTTTTTAATTCAGTGTCGATACTCGCCAATTTTGTCGTAAAATCATCACTCTTAAATTTTCTGATAAGTGTTGCGTTATCCCTATTCTCATCTGCTGCCTTTTGATATAACTTATCAAAGATATCTACTCCAATGAATTGAGAAAGTATTTCTTTACGTTCACTTTGGGATTTATCTATAAAGAGTGCATTATTTCCTTGTAGAGAAAGAGCAGTTAAAACAAAATCCTCAAACTTACCTAAAAACTTCTCTATGTTCTTGTTTGTATCTTTTCGTTGCTCACCATTGAGTGATTCTATAACTCCACCATTTTCTCTCCAAAAGTTTACATCAACCTTTACAGAAGTTTTCTTTCTAACGTACTTAGCTTTTCTTTCAATAAAGTAATCTACTCCATCTATTTCGAAGCTAAACTTACAGTAGAACATATCTTTACGATTGTTCAGAATGTTCTTAGAAACGTTTGTACGAGATGTTTTATCGTAGATACAGAAAGATAGTGCATCCCACATAGAAGATTTACCACTAGCGTTAGGAGCAAAGATACCCATGATACCTTGAGCTTTATCAAATCTGATTAGATTATCCTCACCATAGGAGAACATATTAGAAAATTCAAAGGTTTTGGGTGTCCATAGGATATTACCTGCTGAATCTGAATCATCTATATGTCCATTAAGTTCTTTGTTTATTTCTGCTATCTTATCTAATTCTTCTGATTCTAATAGATATTGTCTTTCTAAGTAATCTCTAATTAGTTGGTTTTGGAAAGTTTCATCTTTAACATTACCAACAATGTTTTTGTTTACCTTTTGATTTGTTTTTAGTTGTCCGATTGTATCGGTTCTCGTTACAGTAACTTCAGCAACTTTAAATAACTTCTTAAGTTCGGTGATACATTTCTTCATATCACTAGCTTCCGTTTTAGTAAACCTTAAACGTAATCTTGGATACTTCGGAAGTTTAGTACCAATCTCATCATATACCCATTGAGGTATAACTCCGTTTATTACATCAACTGTTAAGAATCCATAATCATTATGTAGATGATGTTCGGTGAAGGTTCGAGTGGGAACATCCCACAATAAGTAACCATGATTTTCGAGTAGTTCTCCATGATTCTGTTGAATCATCGAACCTGCGTAGGCAACCCACTCATATCCTTCTCCAAATGTTTGTCTTTTGTGTATATCTCCTAAAAGGGCCATATCATATCCATCAAACATATCTACTTGAAATGAGTTGGATGATACGGTGTAACCGATATCGGTTTGTGCTTTGTTTACTGGTCCATGAAATAAAACGATTTTATTCTCTCCATCAACGGTATCTCCCTTAGGCCAATTCTCCTTGTTATCCAATATAGAATAGACAACGAAAGTAAGGTTATGGATATTATAGATACCAGTATCACGAAGATAATGAATTCTATCGTTGTTAAGATTTTCGATAATAGGTGTGAGTACATCTAGTCTGTGTGAGTTATTTAAGTTACAATCGTGATTACCTGTGATTAACACAGTTTCTCTTAACTTCGCACATTCTGTAAGAAACCAACTTATTTCATGTACGAGTTCGGGTGACATCTCTGTTTTAGCATGAGCAATATCACCGGCGATATAAATGAGGGAATCCTCAATTTTATCTTCTTTTACTTGTTTTAGGAATTTTTTGAATACCAGTCTGTATTCTTTGTGTCTTTGTAGATTACGGATATGTAAATCTGCAAGGTGGTAAACTTTGTTTATAACCATGTATTAAGTATATAATTTGCCCACATTTTGTGAGACTCTTTTGTTGGATGTTTTCTTTCGTGAAATGTAGCATTATTTTTATTTAAATAATCGTACATATTATCCATTTCTTCTTTTAAATATTTTAAGCCAAGTTGTTCTTCATCTCTTCCCCATAAATCAATTTTTGATTTAGGTTCTTTTATCTTTTCGTAATGATAAAATGTATTAAAGAAGTAATAATCGATACCATTTAATTCACATATTGAAATTAAAGATTGAATATGGTTAAACGCTCTAATATAGGATGGTATTAATTCATTTTGATGTAAAATAAATTTATCTTGTTGTTCTGTTGTTTGATTTGCATCTGGACTACCCCATTTATCATAATCAACCCATAACCTATCTTGTACATATTTTTCACCATCCCACCACTCAAATCGTGTAGGTGAAGTCCAACCTATTAAAACTTTTAGTTCATCTGATTCAGACCATCCATTGGTTTCATCCCATATTTTATGAGTATAAATCCATTGATGAATATCTCTCATTGCATTTCTAAAAAGATAATCATTTGATACACCAGCAGATGCATTATTACAATCAACTGCTCCCAATTCATCTGCAACTAATTTAGAATATCTTTCATTTTCTTTATTTTCTAATTCAGCTCCCCATGTAACCGAATCCCCAATAGAATATAATATCATAAACCTTTTAATTTTTGTGAAATAATATCACTAAATTCTGTTTCTTTCGATTCTTTTAACTTACTGTTTACTTCTGAAAATCCCATATCAGATGCATCCTTATCTGTGGGTTTAATATTTTTTGTAGTAATTCCTTGATTCTGATACTGAACTGTATAATGTAACGCTTGTTCTTGTGCATCTTCATCGAGTAGAATATTAATACCTTTAACCTCTTTTTTATATATAGTATCATTTAAAGTTTTTGGTACAAACTTACCGAGTAGAGGGATTGCATTTCTCTTAACAGCCATTGCATCAAACACTCCCTCTACTAAGGTAATAGGTTCATTCCAATTTATTTGGTTTTCGAACATAATAACATTTTTCGAAACCGGCGGATTCTTATACTTAAACTTTTCCTCATCGAATACAGAACGTGCGATGAAGTAATTGAGTCTATTATCTCTATCATAACTTGGAATAATAATACGATTGGCATAATGACCAGAATCGCAATAACCGATATTATAACGTTTAATATCCCCTTCGCTAATATTTCGTTTTCTTGCATATTCTTTCACCTTTCTGAATAAGGGATTAATACCCTTTGGCTCTTCTAATAGTGAACGAAACTCGTTTGGTAACCTTAACTCTACCTTTTCATCTTCGGTATTATTACTGTACACAACATAATCATCACCATAAATCTCATATATCTTTTTTAACTTATGAGAATCTACGTGCAATCTTCTAAGTAAACTTTGGATTCGTTTCCCTTTGGAATCACAAACCCAACAATGCCACTTTTGGCTTTGTAAGTTTATCTGTAACTTTTTCTTGTGATGATGACAGAACGGACAATAGTGTGCTTGTTCATCTCCTTTCATGGATGTACCTGGTCCTAAGACATCATCTAATATGTTTACAACTGATTGTTTTTCGTGGTGTGAAAGCATGGTTACTACTTTAAACTCTACAAAGATACGAAAAATAATTTAAATAACCAAATTATTTGTAACTTTTATTTATTTGCAATTTTTTATTATACTAATATACGAAAAATATTTTAAATATCCAAATCTTTTCTAAAAAACTTTCCTAAAAGGTTATCATTTAGTGATAATTCATCTGATAATACATCATGTGCGAATTGTTCTTGTAATTCATAATAGGTTAGGGATTTCTTATTAGAACAAAATCTAAGGATTCTTAATTCTAATCTATCATTGATATCATCTCGATTATCTTCTTTTAATAATCTTTCGTTTTCTTCAAACCAACCGTTAACAACTTTATTAGATGAACGATATGTTTTCCAATCTGATTCTTTATGAACCATCTCGTATTTTTTCATTCTTTTATCTTCTAAAGATGCTATCTCTCGTTTTCCAAATTTACGTTTTCTGATTGATACCACTTGTTTTTTTCCAATATAGTATTCATCAGTTTTACCATTTGTTATTTTGTAGATAAATCCAAAAGTATCTTTTGGCATATCTGATAATTCTGTTATTATTTGTCCATTATATGTCCAACTCATAGTTAAAAATTTTGAAATCATTTTTGTACCTCTCTCGTACCCAATCTTTCATCCACTCTTCTTGATACATATGTTTATAAAAATTATGTTGATTTAATTGTGGATGTTTATCGTAGATTGAATTACGATTTAAGTGCGGTAGTGATTCTTGTACTCCTATATTTTGAAAAATATGATTTATATCGTTTTCATAGTTTTCGTATCTACCAACAAAGCTCACCTTTTTTTCAGATGAACTTCCGTTATTTGTAAAATAGCTTTGGGGAAAGTACAGATAATCGTGTTCGAAAATAGAATCAATAAATTTTCTAACACTTGAAAATCCGTTATCTCTACAATAGTGATAATAAGCAGAAGCAAATCTTGTAAATGGATTTCTAACCATACAAAAAATATAATAATTTTTTATGTTCTCAAATTTGCCTATGTGATTGTGAGATTGTGATACAAATTCAGTACCTTCTTGTTTTTTTAAAACTGAGGTAATTGATGTGCCTCCTGTTTTAGGTATATGAATATATCCCCATTCGTTAGAACGGTTTATTAATAAACTCAAATTATATAGTTTATAGTTTTACAGTAGATGAGTAAGGAGTTTGGTTTAATTTACCACCTCTTGCTGCACTAAGTGCTTTCTCATCTTTGGATAATTTCTTTAAATCAAAATCACCTTCTGAAATAGGAGTTTTATCTTTTCCTTTATCAGCTAGTTTTGAAAATTCTGATTTATCGTATAAGTCTTTTATTGAAGCCATAGTTGTTTCTCCTTTTATATAAGTATAAATATGTTATAAATCCATACGAACGATAAAATTCACCGCCATGTCTGGATATTTCTTTATTGGTTTGGGTAACTTTGCTACTGCTACCATGTTATTATTATCATCGTACAACCCTATTGTTGATACGAATGTTGTTAAATATGAACCAGTTGGGTCTGTTAATGAATAGTTATAATAATCATCCCAAGAACCAGTTGCATATTCATTTGTTACTGAACTTGTTACAGAACCATGAAATTCATTTAACCTATCTATTGTTGTTATTTCCCGTATTGGTCTTGTTCTAGTATTTCTAACCAGTCTACTACCTTCTCGTATTTCACTTTCTGTAAAATTATATGAACCACTTAAAGTTGTGGTTATTGCTGATGGATTTTGTGAGTAGTTAAATTCACAATCTCCTGCTTGACAAAGTACTTCTAATTCATGTATTGTTTTTGTAGAACGAAACTCTAAATCATAATCAGTAACATCTTGTTCTTGTTCAGCAAGTGTAGTAAATACAATTAACCCATCTGCATAAAATACATTACCTACTTGTACATTCTCTAAACCAGAACCTAAAAAGTTTAATCCTTCTGCTATTGTAATCTGTCCTTGACTACCTGTTTGGAATGTATCAGTATATGCATCCATTCTTTGAATAGTTCTATCATCTGTATCACCTTCCCAAGTTAGTTTTACCAATGGATTATTAAAATCAATACCATATGGTTGTTGTGCTCTAATGGTAATTGGTTGAGTATCATTATCTACAAATACAATATCAACTCCCCTTGAAAAATCATTTTGAAACTGATTCATATCCATTCTAGTCCATTGGTATTCGGTAGTTTTTGCTCTTAAAACTCCTTTACCATCATCAGTAACTTCGGAACCAGATGCAACTTGTGGTGATGTTAAACTAATAGAAGAAGGTTTTATTCCCTCACCATATCTTATTTGGTCTATATCAATTACATAAATTGTTTCTTCTAATCTTCTCTCATTTGAAAAATCATAAAGATTAGAAATAGGTCCAAACATTTTTACCAAATCATTTTCAATAAAATACTTTTGTCTTATTGATTTGTACATTGGATGCTTATGATATGAATCTATAATAGAACCACTAACAGTTCTTTCAAAAGAAGATGCATCAAAGGCACCACTTCCGCTATGAAGAGCAGATGTTTTATCATATATCTTCATTACAGGATAATCAGCTTCGGATGCATAAAATTTCTTATATACAGGAAAGCTTCTCTGTTGAACGTTTGATTTGGCTATATTTTTTAACATACTATAATTCCTCTATATAAATATATGGAAACAAAAAACCTCTAATTATATTAAATTTGTTTCATAACGCCATTTTATTGGAAATTGTAAACTCCATCTTACTCCTGATGTTATTTCGTTTACACCATGTGGTTCATCGAATTGATGGGTATTTATTTTACCTTTTTTAAAAGGTACAACTACACCATTTTTGAAGAACTCACCACCCGTAAAATCATTAAAATTACTCATTTCAATTCCACCGTAAAAATGTTCAGATAGATTTGGGTCTAAAGATGTATTATAACTTCCATCAGAATGTTCTAAAAAATAATCACCCTTTGTGTACTTTAAAATACTTACACGAGTGTAAATGGAATATTCACTACCTATATTTTCTTTAATTAAATTATCTACTAATTTATATATCCATGTAGTTGGATTGGTTTCATGATAATGCCAATGGTGTCTGATATCACTTTCTACCAATTTTAATTTATTATTATATTGTGATTTGATACGTTCTATTTCAGTATCAGAAAGAAGTAAAGTATCGTGTGAATCCATTATATTAATTATAAACAAAAAACCCCCACCTAAGTGGTGAGGGTTTATTATAGGTTAAGTTCTTTTAGAAATCAAGTTTAACTTTTATAAGTACTTCTTTATCGAATGATTTTTCAATAGGTTGTGAAGTTTTAGCTACTGCTAGAATTTCATTTGCATCATTCATCAATCCAATTGCTGTAATATAAGTTCTTGGATTTGTTTCGAAATCTGATTCTTTGAAAGTTCCATCTGAACCTGTTATGAATGTTGGGTTGTTAGAGAAGTTAAATTCTCTGTTCTGTGCTCTTACAAAGTAATGTGATGTAGAAATGTTTTCTACTCTTCTTGCTTGGAAATCAGAACCACTTTCTAACATATTATGTAGTAAGTAAGAATTTTGTCCTTCATAATCAAATCCTTTGTACAACCATGTTCCACCAACAGAACCACTATCGGTTGATGTACCAACTGTTGCTCTAAGAGCAGCTGGGTTAAGTACCATCAATCCTTGGTCTGGATAAAATAATCCAAATCCTTGTCCATTTGCAGTACCACTTGAATAGTTCTCTGCAACTGTTGGGTCATTTTCAGTTCCTAAATTAAGTGAACCACTTACGATATTAAACACTCTACCAGCTTTTCCAACTGCATCTGAAAATTTCTTACCACTATCATCAATAAATGTTTGGGTTCCATTTGGTCCAGCGAGTTTAAACTCTATGTTACCAGGGTCCATTGTTTCTTTATATCTTGCTCTTGCAACATTAACTATAAAGATATCTTCTGAATCATGTGTTCCACCTGATGCTGATGTGAATGAGAAGAAGTTATCTTCTTCTTCAAGAAGAATAGAACGATATTGTGCATATGTTGCTTTAGCTGCTAAAGTTGCATCATCTGAATTTGCAAGTGATACAGAACCACTTCCATATTTGTTACCAAATGCGATTGCATATTGTACAGTTGCAGTTTCATCAGTAGCAGGGTCTGCATTGTACACATTTAGATAATAATTTTTTGTTGCGTTTGTTTGAGTAGATGAAGTAAAAAAGGTTGTCATCGAACCAGTATCTCCAGTCCAAAGACCAGAAGTAACTGTATCTATTTTTCCTTGTACGGTATCAAACTCTCCAAATCTTTTATATACTCCTGTTGATAAGTTACCACCTTGTGCAGCAACTTTATCACCACCAGTCAAATAATTGTTGATGATTCCGGTTAATTGTTCAGAGGTTAGGTTACCATTATTCTGTGATAGATATGATGCTAAATCAGCTGATAAATTTACTCCTGCTTGTCCTGATATATTTGCCATTTTATTTTTTCCTTTTTATTAACTTGGTTGTACATAAGTAATAGTTACAGGAATAGTTTGTGAACCACCCGTTTCATTACCATATACAGTAATCGTTGTCTTAATTGTTTGTGTAATACTTGGGTTAGGAATAAATGTAAACGCTTGTCCAACTTCTATGGCTGCAGTTGTTGTTATTTCCTCCCCAAGAGTTAAAGGAACTGTACCACTACCAGCTGCGATTCCAGTACCTACAACAGAACCTGCGTTCTTGTTAGAAAGTATCATAGTATATCCACTCTGAGTGTTTCCTGCTGGTGAAGTTGTTGGTGTTAGAGAAACTTGACCTGAAGTTTGAGTTACTGAAATAGATGGAATACCAAATTCCACTTGTGGAATCTTCTTAGTACCTTTTGGTAAAGTTACCAATTTGTATTTCAATACTTGAGTCTCATCTGGTGAAGCCTCTGTGATTGGGATTGCTTTAATTGCTGCATCATAATAAGCACTACCCTTTGGATGTGCTGGTTCATATAATGAGTAATCTATCTCATCATCTCCCAATGCAAATTTTGTTATGTTGATTCCTTGGCCATTTGCCATAAGTTCTCTACCCTTTCTTGTAAGGATAGCATCAACTGTGATTTCTGAATTATCTAAATATGCCATAATTTATTCCTCTGTGTTATTCAATATATAAATATAACTATTTTATAAAATTAACGTATTATTTAACATCTACCTCTAAAATTGGTTCTCCAGCTCCCCTTGATGTATCAGAAACCTTAAGAATATTAGGGTTTGTACAGAAAGTTTCTACTGCTGAACGTCCATCTAGTGTTGTGTTTTCATTTTGTAAAGAAGGGAATCTAAATCCTCTTCCACTATATTTTTGACCTAAGTTAGAAGAACCCAACTGTCCTATCAACTTACCACCATTTGAATTTGCTCTTGTAACTGATAATGTGTTACCACCAACTGTTGGTCCGTTATCACCAATATCAGCAAATACTACTACTTTTCTTGTTTTAGTTACAATCTCATCTTCGTAACCCAATGATGGGTCATTTCTATTAATTAGTTTTGGAATTGTAATAGTATAAGATTCTTCTACTATAAATACCTGTTTGTGTTCTTTTATAAGATTTCCTCTTCCATCTAATTTAGTAATATAAGCAAATCCGTTTTGTGCGGTTATACCCGCTAATCCATTTGTTAAATTATCAGTATCAATACCTACTTGATTTTGGCCACCAAATGCTTCAAATTGTTTTATTAACTTATCAACAACTTTTGAATCTGTAATTCTTCCATCAATTAAATCAACAGTTGATACAAATGTTGGTGATAAATCATCTATTCTTCCAATCAAATCATTAAAGTTTCCTTGGAATGTTGGTTTACTTAGTTTAAGTAAAGTAGCATATTGATTCTGTAAACCTGCTAATCTTACTTGTTCTTGTAATTTTAAATCAGCTGGCCATTGTGTTATTGGAATCATTGCTAATTGATAAGCTTCTCTAGCATCAATCTCCCCATCTTGAAATTTAGAACCAAAATCTACTGCTTGAGGTTTAGTTCTTTTTACTTTATTTCTTTCAAGTATATGTGGTTCAATCAATAATCCACTTGATACAATTGCTCTTGCAGGTACAAGTGATTCTAATACCTCAAATAATGATTGGTCAATATATCTTACTAATTGAATATATTCGTATAAGTTTAAACTATATCTTTCAAAATAATAATTTCTTAAAATTCTTAAATCTCTATATTCATACTCATATTCATCTGATGGATTACCAATATAATCATCCAATTCAAACTGTCCTAATGATTTTAGGATATCCATATTAACCTCTTTAACAGGTGAAAAGAATAATCCTAACCTATTTGAATCAACAGGAGAAGTATCGAAAGATTTTTTAGTTGAACGGTCTCTATAAGAAAGAGTTAATCCATATTCTATATCTTCATTTAATCCTTGTTGTTCTTCAAATCTAAATTTTTGTGAAACGTTAAATCCACTTGAAGGAACATTTGCAGTTACAGTTCTTTCATATGTTGTATAATGATATGGATAATCTGTAATAGAATCAAATCCACTTGCCGTAGCAAATGGTTCACCATATCCTTCATTTATGGATACGTTTTTAATTGCAGTATCAGCGTTTCTATCTTTTGGATATTCAAAATCTAATCTGTATATTAAATCTTCAGTAGATGATGAGTGATGATTACCATCAATTGCATCTGGCATCAAAGTGTGATTATCCATTCTTGATTCAGATAATGGAGTTGTCCAATATCTAAATTCATCAACAGAACCAGTCAATGTATCTCCACCAATTCTTAATGTAGTATCAGTTTGCCAAATATGATTTTCAACTTCTAATGAAGCAGAAACTTCACTTCGTATTCTACCTTGAAATGCTTCCTTACCATATACATTAAATGAATTACCATTCTTAGTTACAATAACTTGTGTATATTCATCATTATAGAATGGGAAAGCTGAAGATGTAACTGAGTATGCAGATGTAGTATCTGAAACTGTAAGTTTTAATACTGCGTTTCTTCCACTTGTATGTTCAACACCCACACTCCATAATGAACTTGATACAAAGGTTTGGTCTTGTCTTGTATCAGAGTTTACTCTAATTTCAACTGCATTTGGATAATCAGATGTTTCTGAGTATTCTTTCCAAGGAACTAATATTGATTGCGAACCACTTATGTTTATTGCTGCGGTTCTATCTTCGAATGAGAATTTAGTTGTACCACCATCTGAACTCCTTGGTCCACCAAATTCCATAATGGTTAACATTGATGAAGGAACACCATAACAAGTAAGTGCTGCTTTTACTGCTCTACTTGAACCTTTGTGTTTCATCAAGTAAGGTAAGTTATTAAGTAATCTTCTCCATACTTCGTTTTGGATTTGTTTACCAGTCATAGATGATACTGATGTACCAGTTGATGTTTCACCAAATGCATATTCCCATAGAGATTGTGCTTTAGCTGGTATTTTAGCATCCCAACTTAAAGATTTTAACATTTCTGAAAGTAAAGAATCTTTAATACCAATATCATACTTATGTTCTAAGTTTTTCTTTTGTGCAATAGATTTTGTATATGAGTAAAGAACATCGAAATGATGACCCATCATATTAAAGAACATTTTAAACTGTTCAGAATCTTCAGAATCTTGAACATGAAGTGGTAAGTTGTTTACAAGATAATCTTTGTTGTAATAATCATAATTCTTTGCATTCGATATTATACTATTATACCAAGATGTAGCATCTGATGAATCAGATGAAGATATAGAATTACCACCAGCACCAGGATATGTTAATCCATCTATCGATGAACTTGTATATAAGAATGATTCAAATGCATCAAGTTCATCTTCTACTTTTTGAATCGATTCGGAGTTTCTATTAATTTCGTTTTTTAATGTTACTGAGCCTGTGTGGAACGAACCAGATTGTAATTTTGTTATTTTATCTTCATAGAATTCTATTAACTTTATTTTATACATAAAGTTATCAACTCGTTCTTCAGCTGAAGAATACTTTACAAAATTATTCCAAGCATAGGTATAATCCCCATCAACATATATCGAACCACTAACTTCTCTTGATGAACTCACAAAGTTAATATCAAGCTTTTTTAAATCAAACCCACTACCACTAACATATTCTGTTAAAAGTTTTGTGGATGATGTAGAACCACTTGCTATCAAATCATCATATAGTTGATATCCAATATTTTCACCACACACATCAGTACCAAAGTTTGGTATTAATTCAATACAATCTTCAACTTCTTCATTTACTATTGTTACCTGTTCAACATAAGGAATTGATTGTATCTTAGAAACCCAAATCTGTTCATTTGGTTGTACTTCTCTTGGAAGAGGTTCATATAATTTAAATACAAGAGTTTTTTCTTCATGTACTTTTAATCTTTCACCAGTATCTTCCTTGAATTCATATTCTGAGAATGTTTCGTAATCAGTATCCCAAGATGCAACTACTTTGTTATTAGCTTCACCAAAGTGCATTAAGTGAGTTAAGTATTTAGAAGAATCACTACCCAATACATCAGTATTGAATAAATCACAAATAGATTCTTTAATATCTTTTAAAATTACATCTCTTCTTAATTTTATGTTTCCTTTATCAAAGGTAATTTGTATAGTTTCGGTTTTACCTGCTACTTTAGAATCACCCTCTTCATTGTAAGGAATTAATTTTAAATCAAATACAACTGCATCAGCATCTTCATCTAAATTATTTCCTGCTTTTCTTAATACATCTTTAATATTAAAAGATTGTACTCCATCGGCAGGTCTTTTTGAAGCCAATTTCAATGTATCTTTAACCTCATTTATCCAAATATCAACATAATTTGTATTTATTGAAGTCCAAGATATTTCAAAATCAACATTATATCCTTGATAATCTTTACCAACAATTTGGTTAGGATAATCTATTGTTAAAATATCAGGACCAGGTAAAAGATTTTTTCTAATAGCGTTAAATTGAATAGATGCGGTATTACCAGTTCCATCTCTTCTAGATACTGCTTGAAAATATGCTGTATATTTTCCTTCTCCTTGAAATAAATCTGTACCTGAAATTGTAATTGTACCACTTTTTCCTAATTCTGTTTTAGAAGAACCTAAAATAAAATTAACATAATCTGCGTTTGTTGAGCTATAAGAAATATCTATCGTATCATCATCTTCAGTACCTGCTCCAAAGTTTATAAAATCTCTATCTGCGGTTGCAGTTGTTGTTACCTTAGCTGCAGATGCAGCAACACTACCAGCCGTTGATGTGGAGTTTACATAATATGTTTCTGTTCTATATCTATAACTTGGTGATGGTTTAGGTGGGTCTGGAACAGCAGTTTTACTTACTACAATTTTTAATTTATAACTCCCAACTGTTAATCCACTCTTGCTAAAGTTTTTTGTATTTCCAGAAGCTATAAAGGCTCCTGCTGAATTAGCCAACTCATACATATAGTTACAAGTAGAATCAGTTCCTTGTAATGTAACATTTAAGTTTCCTACACTTGAATCTCGGTCTACTATTGATAAATCTTCAGAACCATTCGAGGTTTCTGATTTACTATTGATTTGAACCTTAGCAGAAACTCCATTTGGTACCTGTACATCAACATTTACACCTATTCCAGTCGGAGGGTTTTGAACTATAATTTCTTCTTTTTTAAATTCAAACTTACCTGTAAAGTATTTATCTGCCAGTGTCATTGTTTTTACAAGAGCACCATTTTTACGAATAAGAACCTGAAACATGGGGAAGAAACCAATTGAATTAACTGAAGAAGGGTTGCTCACAACTGTTTCAACAGTATATTTATCAGCTGATTCACCATATCCACCTGCTTTAGCCGAAAAGGTTTTTCGGTTTAGAAAATCTCTACTACTCCATTTGGTTTTATTTCTACCATTATGACTTACAGTAAAGTCTATACCAGTAGGATTAGAACCCCATACTAATGTAATATTTTCGAAATGAATTGGGTCAAATTTGATTTCTGGTATATCAATTTTAAAATCACTAAAATCACCAATGTCACCTAATCCTAAATCACCAACAAATGGTAAACCACCATTACCATTGTTAAAAGAAGTGACACGAGAATCCACCCACATGCGTCCATTCCATGTGTAGAACCCATCTTTTTCTCCATTATAAGTACCATTTCTACTTGGTCTTGCCATTTTCTATTTTTCTCCTTTTATCCTTCTATATAAATATCTTTATGCTTGTGATTCAAATCCAGCTCGTGATTGAACTTGGTCACCACCCATATTTCCATAACCACTAGAACGTGGAGCTTTATATTGTGTAACAAAAGTTCTCCTATATGTTCCTTGAGAGTGGACATCGATATAACCAGCTTTATCATTTGTACTATAACTTGGATTAACATCAGTAAAATTTACGGTTCCCGGTCCATATCCCATAGTTGGATTATATACTATACCATTAACTGCTGCACCATTTGGTGATATATCCCATCTTACTCCAGCTGGTACAGTTATACTAATTCTTGCAATACCAAAAGCAGGCCTTCCTTGGGAATTAAATTCTAAGGTAGCTGGACTAGTAGTTAAAGCAACTGTTGGTGGTGGAGGTGGTGGAGGTGGTGGTGGTTTTGATACCGCCGCCGCTTGCTTTACAGTAAATACAGCATATCTACCTCCTGCTGATGCACGATTTGGTGTTACTTTGATTACTGCACTTCTATAAGCACCTGTGTTTTTTGCTACTGTATATCTAAAGTTACTAGCCGATGAATCGCTATTACTTCTCATATTAGGTGTTATCCAACTTGGAAATCCTGATATTGTAAATCCTACTTGGGTTCTACAAGCAGCCATAGGTCTTTGACCATCTAACAATACTTGAAGTGGTTGACCAATTGTTTTACCTGCAGCTGCAACAGTTTGATTACTAACAGCTGAGATACTATATCTACTACCATATTTACATAAACCAGAACCACCTGATGACTCTCTTGGTGGAGGAGGTGGGGGATTCCTCACTACTATTGGTGGTGGTGGTGGTGGAGGAGGAGGTGGGGGTGGATATGTACAATTACCATCTCTACCAAAATTTGTAGCTCTCCTATCATTACAAACCTTTATACTTCTATACTTTGGTACTTTTATATCGTACACACATTGTGAAGATATTGTTGCCGCTCGGTTATAGTTTTTAGCAGAAGGGTCTGTACATCCTCGTATTTGTGCTGCTTTAGCAGTAGGTCTATCAGAAGAATATTCACTACTACTACGAACTGTTAGTAAAATATCTTTTAATTCATCTATTGTTCTACTTTGAGATGCACTTTTAGCCGTATTTAATCTAATATCTTGTTTTGGTAATGTATATTCTGCAGCATTTGATGCCATTTCACAAATTTCACCAAAAACAGATGCAATATCAAATTCAACTCCAAATGATTCACCAGTTGGTTGTCCAAAGTTTGGTTCAAATGGATTGTAGTATCTATTCATACGATAGTTATCCACAATCTCTTGAAACATTTTTTTTGCTTGTGTAAGATAAACTTCAAAGTTTACTAATTGAAATTCTTTTTCTATTAATTTTATATAATCCTGTCCTTCTGATATAGTTCCCTTTTTCATCAACATATTTTTGATTACTTCAGCAACATCAAACTGGTCTACAAACTCATCTATAAAAATTAAAACATCAGCTGTAAAAGTACCACAATTTACAAACGTATCATACCTTGCCTGTAAATCTGAATTAGGAATATTTGTTCCATCTTCTACTACTGGTAGTACTCTTACCTCTGTTCTTGATGGTGATATTTCATGAATCCAAGCTTTATCAAACAATCTTGGTTCAGAACCCAATCTTCTATTTAATAAAGTAATCTGTGTTTTGAATACTCCATTAGAATATCCAGCTTCTTTAATAAGTTTTTCAGTGTCTATAAAATACTCTTTAGCATTATTAGATTTTTTGTTAAACTTATTTTCAGGTACTTTATCGAAATATTCTTTTATATTTTCATCAGTATAGTTTATATACCTTACTTTATGACCATTAACAAATTCTTGTGGTAATTGATTATCAGATGCATCATAGATTACAAACTCGATAATATCACCAACATCAAATCCGAAATACCCACGCTTGATTTCCTTTTCAAAGATTTTTCTATCTTTGTCATCAAGTCGGTATCCCTTCTTTTCTACTACTTGTTTAAATCCTTTTATTGCCATTTTCTATATACTCTTTTTATTCTTTGCAAGTCTCCATCCAAATGTTTTCTTTATGGTTGCACCATCACTAGTTCCAATTGTTAGTTCAAAATTACCAGTATGATTTTTTGCCTCACGGTCTTTAATTCCGAATGCTCTTTTTACATATAAACCATCAGAAGGTTGTACTTGATTGGAGCCTCCATTTTGACCATGAATCCATTTTTCAGCCACCATAGTAACACTACCCTTATCACCTCTACCTATATTTGGTTGAGATGCTGGTTTAAACCAATTTTTTGTTCCTTTCCATCCACCACCACTTTGTGAAGTTACTCTTATACTAACTTTAGTTACAGAGATATCATCATCTTTTAAATTTTGTATTTCAAGTTTTTCACCACCGTCCCATCTACCAGGTCCACCTATATAATCTTTACATTTAGTTGTCATTCCAACAACTAAATTACCACTTGTATATTTTCCAGTACTCCATTTAACGAATATATCACCATCACCCATATCTTCAAATCCACTTGCTACTGCAGTACTTGTTGCTTGATTACCTGATATCATGTCTTGTGCTGCTTGTTGAGCTGCCTGTGATGATGCAACCTGTTGGTCCAATATTGCTAATTGAGCTTCTACCTGTCCTTGTAGTGATGCAACAATCTGTCTCAATCCAAGTATTTGTTCTCTAAGTGTTTCTTTCTGAGCATCTAAACCTGCAACTTGTGCTTGAAGAGATACTCTTGCTGATGCTTCTCTTGTTGCTTTAATAATTGCTTGTGAAAATTTAGCACTTAAATCACCAAATGAACTAGCTTGTTGTTGTAATTGGTTTTCAGCAATTGCTCTGGCCACCTGTGCAGCATCAAGTTGTTGTCTTAATGATTGTATCTGACCTTGTAATTGTGCAATCTGTGCTTGTAAATCTCTAATTGTATTATTAGCAGTTGCTAAATCTGCAATCGCTTGATTGTATCGTTCTAATAAATCATCGTATATTGGTTTAGGAACTACCGGCGGTGATGGTGGTAATGGTGGTACTATTAACTCATCAATAACAGTATCAACTGCTTTCTTTAATTGTTCTTCTTCGTACTTTGGCTTTTCTATAAAGTTTGTTAACTCACCATCTCTTTCACCTTCAATATGTTCATATGGTTCAGAAGCAGATTGAGAAACTATGGTAGTAGAACCATCAATAAATGTATGAGTTTTAGAAATAGGGTCCTCAGAGATGATTGCTCGTGAGCCACTCTGTGCCAATTCTGAAACTCTAAATTTATTATCTAATGCCATTTTATTTCTCTATCGTAAAAGTTAAATCCTTATCATCAAAGTATTCTATAACACCATCTCTATTAGTTTTAATCTGAATATAGTAATCTCTATTATATTCCCAATTTGTTAAATCTAATTTAAAGAAATTACCATTTGAATCACACGAAACTTTTGTGTAATCATCATCAAATGCAATTATAATCTCATCAGTTAATATATCTTTTACCTGATAATAAGTAGTTGATGGTAAAAAATATAAATCTGTATATGAGTATTCATTAGTATATGTTTTAAGAGGATATTTTTCTCTTCCGAAAACTCTGATTTGAGGTTTACTTCCACGCTTGTATCTGGTCTTTAATCTTTTAAACGTTACATGAATATCATCAGCGGTAAGTTCTGTTAAAGAGCCAGTAGAGAATGAAGAATCATCCCAACCAATTCTTAACTTAGGTTGGTAAATAGTGTTTGTTTCTTTTGAAAAGAATTTTAATTGTCCGTAATCATTAGTATCATTTTCTAATGATGTATCATGTTTTAAAATAAATCCCTCATTTGGTAGAGTTCCACCAATCCATTCATCCATAGTTGTTTTAACATCCATTTCTATATCAGATGATTCGTATGAAAAAGATTGTGATGAAAATGAACCAGTGAACCAAGTTCCTCCCTTACCATTAAATGAACCAGTTGTATCTGCAGAATGGTTTTCTTGTGATAACCAATCTTGTCCTGTTCTTACAGAGTTCCAAGATACACCATCAGTTGTAATATCATCGAAACGAGTACCTATACCCATTTCCCATGATTGTGTTACTGCATAAGCATATATTGTATAATCAATTGGAATTTCAGATGATTCACATTCTTTAAGAATCATATCTACTGCACTCATTGTTACTTCACCACTTGCAATAGATTGTGAAAGTGGAGTTGTTTCAAACTTGATTACAGAATGTGCTATATCTTTTAAACTTCCATAATAAGTTTTAGAAACTTCTAAAATTTCATCTAATCCAGTATTCTGAGATGGTTGTTGTAAGTAAATAGATGCATCTTTAGATGCGGTTACGAAATGATACATTATATAACCCTCCCTTTTATATCCTTACCAGGATATTTTAATTCAAATACTGAAGGGTCTAATGATGGAAAAACCATTTTACCTTTAGTTGCCGTTTCAATATTATACTTGTGCTTAGAGTAAGTTCCACCACATTTATTTTCAATTATACATTTAGGAACAGATTGTACTCCTTCTACTGATGCTATTATCAATTCCAATTCTGAAATATTAATTGGTTTATTAAATGTCCAATTATCAATATTAAAATAATTTTCTATTTCAGTAATACATTGTAACATTACTTCTCGTTTATTATAAGAATTAAATACTCTGATTTCAAAATCAACACCAACATTTATTACAAAACCATCTAATAAATTTATACCATCGGTTAACATTCTATATTCTGATAGGTATGTTTTTAAATTTTCTTTAACTGCTCTGTTTAAAGATGTTAATTTTTTATTTGAATTATATCCAAGAACATATAGATTTATAGCAAATGGATTATTCTTTTCATTTACAGTTCCTTTTTTATTAGTTAAAAAAGTTTGTAATTGTGTTTTTAACTCAGTTTCTGTAAGTTCTTTTTCTTGTAAATCCAAAACCAACCCTGCGAACTCATCTAAAGAATCAGGTGAGGATAATATTGATGATGGTGAGTTGTTATCCAATTCTCCATCAGGAGCAGTATATGCTTTTGCTACACCTCCATATTTTGGTGGAAGAGCTAATGCTCTAACTTGATAATCTTTTCGTGTTACTGCTCTGTTTTGTGAACCAAAGTGTGCAAGTGCGTTTTCTCTAATCTCATCGATTGTTTCTGCACCCCTACCACCACTAGCTGGTATTTCATTATCAACTGCAACTGAATTTTTACAGAATCTATATAATGTTAATTCATCATCATCAAATAAAGATAAATCTTCATCGAATTCAATTGCATCTATTTTAGTTAAATCGTTTGCAGGTACATTTGCCTCAACACCACCACCTGTAAAATATCGTATAGTGAGTGTTGTGTTGGCAGGAGCCTGTCCATATGATTTTGATTTTAAGAAGTTAGCAGGGTCAAATGATGCACCCAATCTATCAATTGAATTATTCAATCCTAATCCAACATTTTTAAAGTTTGGTAAGAAAGTTTCATCTGAAGATGCTGAATTACCTCCCCCAAATACAAGAGATGTTGAATTATCTTCATTTACTTGTCTTACAAATCTTCTTGATGTTTTAGTTACCTGTAAAATCTGTGATACTGAATCTTTAAATTGTGCTAAATCTTTATCACGCTGGTCTGTGTTTGCGTAATCAGTATAAACAAGTTCTTGTGCAAGATAAGGAACTTCATACCATTTGTTTCCATTTGAATCCCTCACATCATAAATTTCAATTATATTAGTATCAGCAATATTAACTTTAGAAAATTGCTCTGGTGAATCAAATGAAACATTTAATGTATTTAATTCAGCTGAAATAGCATTTACATATTTTCTTATTAAATAAAATGTTGGTTCACCGAATTCGTTTCTTTCGTACACAGATACTTCTCTCTCATTCAAGTCATTAAAATCTACAAGTTCGGTAGTTCTAAAAGTAAGACCTGTTGTTGAAGAAGTAATATTCATTCCTTCTTTAATTCTAATAAGATATCCTGCATCTAAATCAAATCTATTATCACCATCATATAAATTACCACTAGCTTTTCTTTTACTTGGTACAAGCTGGTAAACTGATATAGTTGTTAATCCTGCCGATGTTGTTTTTGGTTTATATCCTAAGAAGTTTGCAAGAGCAACAACATTACTTCTATCTTCTGCAGAATGAATCATTGATTCTTTTAAAGTATCATCAATATAATATCCAAGAACATCTCCTAAGTAAGATGCCATTTCTATGAACATCATACCTGGCGATGATTCATTAAAATCAGAATACGTTTGTGGGAAGTATGTTTTTGAAAACTCTATTAAATTATCTCTAAATTGACCAAAGTCTTTATTTAGATATTTAATATCTCTTCCCTTGTTTTTTATATTACCAGTATTAAGTGCCATAATTTATTATCCCTGCAAAGTAAATGTTACATTATCGGTTTCGATATTATCACCAATTGAAAATTTTATATTCATTCCAACTTGATTTCTATCTTTCATTTCATCTGTTAATTCAACATTTATCTCATCTATGTTTATATAAGGTAACCAAAAGTTTACACTTTCAGTTATTGTATCTACTAATCTACCCTCAAAATCATCTCCCATTTGTTCAAATAATAATTCGTGTAATCCTGTACCAAATTCTGGTTGCATTACTCGCTCTCCTTTTGCTGTAAGAAGAAGATTTCTTAAATTAGATTTTGCAGCTTCATATGAGGTATAGGTTGGTTTAAATAAAGTACCACCGTTTGTAGGAAACTGAAATCCATAAGCATGACTATCAAACTCTGATTCAGTATCTTTTACAATCTTTTTACCTATAACATATGCCACTACTTACTCCTTACTTTTTAAACTTTTTAACTAACGCAGAGTTATCTCTGTTTAATATTCTATCCAAACCAGCTAACCCAGTCTGTACACCCAATCCACCTTGCTTCACTCCAGCAGCTGCTGATACATCTCCATATCCCATCTGTGCTGCCATTGAATGTTGCAAGTTCGGTGGTACACCTCCTCCCATTGCAACGTTAGTTGAATCAAATGTAATTGTTTTATCCATACTTTCATTCACTTGTGGTTTCTGAAATGAATCTAACACAGATTTAACTTGTGTTCCTCCACTTCTTTGTTCTTTAGAGAATGGTTGTGTATTATTAAGAACCTCATTAATTGCAGCGTTTTTACTCAATTGTCTTTTTGGTTGTTCTTCTCGTTCGTTTTGTAATACTTGATTTGCCATTTCAAAAGGGTCTACTTCTTCACTAACTACTTTTTTTGTTGTAGTTTTTTTCAAAGTTTTTATTTTACCTTTAACGGCTTCATCAAGTATTGCTGGAAATTGGTCCTTAAGAAACTTCTCATGTTTCTTAGATACCTCAACCTCCACTAATGCCTTTATTACCTTAATAAGTTTTTTATTATCCATTTTTGAAAAATTGTTTTTATCTTAATATAAATATATCTTTGTTCGTTTTATAGTTTTTAATCACAGTCCGTACAACACTTTCTTCTTTCTTCCTCAAGCTCTTGTCTAATTTGAGATAAAGATTTTTGTAATTCTTTAGAATTTCTATCATCTTTTGCTTTATCTATTAAATCAGCAACCATCAAATCAGCTTCTGTAAAAAACCTTTCTCTACCTAAACTATCTTTTTGTGTTTCTGCTCTAAGTATATCATCTAAATTTGATTCCAACGTACCCCCACTTGATAATCTTGCTCTAAGTTGATTATCTAAATCCTCGGAACCACCTCCTTGTTGTCCTGGATTAAATGGTACATTATTACCACCAAATGTTGAACCATTTAAATTTCCAAAATTTCCATCTTTTCCAAAATTAGCTGCAGATTGTCCATTTGGTGCAGTTCCTCCACCCAACTTTAAAGACGGAAATGGAATGTTTGGTATTGAATACCCCGTCCATTGTACAACACCAGGACCTGGAATTGGAGATGGGGCTGAAGGGTATAACGATGTTGTCATATACATTCCTTTTAATGATAAAAGATGTATTTGCATAAACAGAACCATCATATCTAAAAATGTTAAACAAGAATCAGTTGGAATTTCAAATGGTACATTTGGCCATGTGCCAGGCGAAGTTACCATAACTGAATTTGCAATTATATTTTGTACTGAACCCGGTGCTGGTATTAATGGAGTGGGGAAGGGGAGTAATGTTGCTCCAGTCCAATATCCTTTTACTGCATTACCAACATCTTTTAAAAAAGCATGTTTACCAGGCGTTCCTTTTGTAAGTGCAGTTGTATGTGCTACATTCATCATAGTAACAAATAATGGAACCAGTGCGGTAGCAACTGGATTTTTGTTTATGAGCTGACCACCTCTTCTCATACACATATCATACTCCATGGCCAATTTAGCGGCGTACTGAGGATATGCAGCAACTCCAAGAGGATTGTTCATATAGAGTAGCATATTTACTTTGAACAATTTCCAAGACATAATTTTACTCCGTAAAGTTTAATGTAGATTTTATTTGGTCTAACCTTGCTCTAATTTGTTCGAACTCAGGTAAGTTTAAAGGTCCTTTAGCGGTAGGTCCTGCAGGAGTTGCGTAAATTTGATTTGAAACTGCAGTAATCAGTGCATCTAATATATCTACTAAAGTTTGTCCTCTTGCTAATGGTTCCTTTTGTCCCGAACCACCACTATTACCATTATCTTCGGTATTTAATCTTATTTGACCAGTACCAGTTGTTACAATAAAGTTGCTATTATTTCTGTTAGATGTAATGATAATATCATCACCAAAATCTAATTCAGCACCTTTGTTTCCATTATCAATTGTGAACTTACCATCAGATATGAATCCATAATCTCCTTTTGAAAAGAACATCATTTCAGATGCTTTAGATGAAAGAATAATTCTTTCTGAATTAATTAGTATTTGGTCTTGTCCTACATATTCTTCTGGTAACTCAAACTTTATGGGAGTAGTTTCAAAGTTAGAAGAACCACCATCATCTACAAGACCTGGTTGGAATGGTATTTTGTAATCTTGAGATGTAAGTGCAATAATAGAACCATCTTTGTTTACATCTTCTTCTGTGATATCACCACTTTTTAACTTACTAACAGATTCATCGTTTTGTCTGTTTCTAATTATTGTAGTTGGAGAAAATGTAGATTCTGAATTATTATATCCACTAAATCGTATAGATTGTCCAAATCTCGATTGAAGAATAGAATCTCCTTCATATAATTTTAACTTGTTAACTTGTTGCTCTTCAAAATATTCACCATACTTAGTACTTCTATCATCAGATTTTGATGAGTTTGAAGTACTTGTTTTTGATACAGTTGAATAATCACCACCACCAGCTGATTTTTGAGTTTGTTTATATGTGGTTTTATTTTTATTAATTGCTGCATTACCACTACTGATATTGTTTGAAGATATTCTTCTATAATATCTTACAGAACCTATTTTATATAATTCTACGGTTTCACCTATAATTGGTAATTCTAATAAAGATGAATTTAAGGGTTGGTATGTGAATAGCGAACTCTCAGCCGAAGTTTTATCTTTTATAGGTCTGATAACAGCTGAACCCACTATACCAGTTTCCTTTTCAGTATAAATACTCTCAGTACTATCTTCCTTAGAACGAATTATTTTGTGAGTATCATCTAATATAACTTCAGTAACTATTCCTGTTTCTGGAGTTTCTCTGATTGCTATTTTATTAGTTTGTGCAGATTTATATGATTGTTGTAATCTTTTAGCCATCGTTATCTACTTTTTGTTTGAGTTCTTCTATCTCATTTGTAAGTTCATCAACCTTCAAGTCTTGCTCATCAACAACTTCTTTTGCGGTTTCTTCTAACTGAGAAAGTAATTGTTCTTTTTCATCATCAGAAAGAAAGCCAGTATCACCTTCGGCTTTATGTTGGGCACCAATAATTCTTTGTGCGATTGCAGCCATCTTAATTAGTGAATCATCATTCTTAACTGATGTATCAACTAAATCTTTTATGATTGGTCCAATAACTGCCATATCACCTGCATGTCTGATTACCTTTTTCATTTCAGCAATCAGTTCAGATATTCTTTGTTTCTTGTTTACTTGATTTTCATAGATATCTTTAAACAATCCACTTAGATTCTTACCTGGAAATAATTCAAAATCTGTACTCATAATTTTTCCACATTATGTTGTATATAAATATAGTAAATAAAAAAACCTCTCCGAAGAGAGGTTTTTAATCAATTGATTTCAATTAATCCTTATTTCTTTTTAAGGATGTGGTATAGAATAAAGGCACCTACTAATCCAAGTAAACCTTCACTACTCAATCCACCCAAAATACCCATAATGTTTTCCACTACTGAGTTTTCTGGCCAAAAAGGTATCTGCATTCCTTTGAATAATACTTCAAGTACTACTCCAAGAGCGATGATACTTATACCAATTTCTGTTAATGATTTGGCCCAATCGCCAATCTTATTTAGAAATTCCATATAGTTCTCCTTTGCTTTAATTAAGAAAATAACTTTTCCATATTACAAAACGTAGGACTGTCCGAGGAATAACTATAAGAATATGATAATAAAAGTATCCAATATATATGGAATCGTTAATTGGGGGTATATAATAAAGAAATATATATAAAAAAACCCACCGAGTGGTGGGTTCTTGTTTAGTTTATTACTAATTTTTTCTTTGGATTAGAATCCATTTGAGCAACAATTACTCGTGCTCTAATCTCTTCATAGTAATATTTTCTATCACCGTTTGGTTGTAACCAAACTAATTGATTGTTTTCGTATTCAGCTTTTGCAAATTTACTTTTCCATAAACCATGTCTTAGCCACTCACCATCTTTCATAATGAAATGACCCATCTGAATATCGTCTTTGTATCGTTTGATTTCCCCCTCAGTTTGGGAGTACATCTTGGTAGTAAATAGTGCTAAGAAAAAAATTAACACTAACTGTACCACCTTTACATAAAATAGTTTTTGTGTTTTCATAAGCATCTTCCTCTTTAATATAACTATATCAATGTTAAGAAAATGTTAAGAGAATGTTACTTAAAGTATTTTTTTCTTAATAATATAGTTGTGAATTACGAGAGTATCCATTTCACAGTTTAGGAAGGTTTCTATTGCAGTTTTGGGGTCTAACACCATAGTTTGGTCCTTTAAGTTAAAAGAGGTGTTTAAAACGATTGGATATCCATTATCTTTATGAAGATGTGTTAGAAGTTGATATATTCGTTTATGTTGTCTCTGAGTTAAAGATTGGATTCTTGCAGAACCATCAACATGAGTAATTGCAGGAAGATTCTCTCTATGTTCTTCTTTTACCTTTACTACTTGATTCATGTAAGGAACATCTTTCTTATAAGAAAAGTACTTTGTTTGTTCTTCTAACTTTACAATAGGAGCAAATGGTCTAAACCCTTCTCGTTTCTTAATTACACGATTCATTCTTGATTTCATCTGTGGGTCACATGGGTTTCCTAATATAGAACGATTACCAAGTGCACGAGAACCAAATTCCATTCTACCTTCAAACCAACCTACTACATTTCCTTCTGTAATTTCTTTTGAGATAATTGGCATTATTTCAGAATGGTTTTTCTTTTCAAACCAAATATCAATTTCCATTTCTTCTAAAACAGATTCAACATCTTCATTTGTATAATGCGGTCCAAGATAAGGTGATTTGTTATCTACTTGTTGAGTACCTCCTTGTTCAAAATAAACATGAAGTGCGGCACCGATAGCAGAACCAGCATCAGATGGAGCTGGTGGAATCCAAACATTCTTAAAGTTTGTTTTTTCCAATATCTTTCCATTAGCAGTTCCATTGTAAGCACATCCTCCACTTAAACATAAGTTGTTAGATGAACGAATTGCGAATAATCTATCTACTAATCTAAAGAATAGAAATTCATATTCGTGTTGTAGTGTTGCTGCTAAATCTTTATGTGGTTGGTTTAGATTATCTTCAGGTAATCTATTTGGGATTCCTAATAGTTTTCCCAACTTCTCATTAAACATATGAGTATCTGACCAATCAAATGTAAAGTATTCCATATTTAATTCGAAACCACCATCATCTGTGAGGGTGTATAGTTTCCTAAACTTATTAAGAAACTTTTTTGGGTCACCATATGGTGCTAAACCCATTACTTTATACTCACCTTCATTTGGTTTGAATCCTAAGAAAGCAGTAAAGGTTGAATATAACATTCCCAATGAATGTGGGAATTTAATTTGTTGTATCTTTGAAAGTTTATTTCCTTCACCATAATAAAGGGTTGTTGTTTCCCATTCCCCAACACCATCTACTGAAAGAACAGATGCTCTATCATATGGTGATGTATAATAAGAATATGCTGCATGGGAAAGATGATGGTCTGAATAAAAAATA